CATCTGCATCATTTGCGGCTCCAGCCCTTCTGATGCCTTCGTAAAGCTGTTCAATGGTGGCCATTATTGAGGGACTCCAAATCGTTTCAAAATTGAATCCACATCAGTCGGATTGCCACCTACTGCCGCAGGAGAGGCTTGAGGCGACATTGCGTTTTGATCAAGAGTGTTGCCAACCTTGTTAAACCAAGCGTGAAATGCTGTTCCCTTTTTGATTGGAGAACCAAAAATCTGCAACTCCTTCATCGAGTTTCCTGCACTACCATTGTTTTCAGATACCCAAGCAAGTTTTGCTTCGTTGTACTTAGAAGCATACTCAGACAATCTAGCCATTGCCTCTACGCCTTTTCTAAACTGTTCTGGACTTGCATTTTTTGACATCACTCCCTCTTGAGCAAACCTGCGGTCAGCATCAGATGCGCTGCCAGGAGGAAGAGACTTAATAACCTCCGAGTTCGCAAGTTTTTGATACTCCTTTCTCAACATCGTCACATCATTGCCAAGCAAAGGAATCCTATCCCTTACATATTGCCAAGCCGCACCTTTAACTGTGCTTGGAATCTGAACCTCTCCAGAGTCAATTTTCTCCAGTATCCCCTTTGCAATATCTGCTGACTGCTGGTTTGTAGCAGAAGCGTCACTTAACTCTTTGGCAAACTTGTTTGTAGAGGCAAATACTTTTACCTTCTCTTCTCTAGCCTGATCTAGTTTCTGCCTAATCTCCTGAATCTGTAGTCGCTCCTTTTCAAGATCCAGTGCACGTTTTTCTTCGTCTACTTGTTTTTCTTGTTTTGTTGCAGTAGCTAATACGAGTTCCTTTTTAGTCTTTGCCTCTGTCTCAGCAAGTTCTGCTGCCCCCTTCATGGCCTTTGATACCGCATCCCACTTCTGAGGGTCAGTATTGAACAAGAAATTAGACGCACTTAGAGCGCCTGCTGCTGGATCTTGTTCAATTTGTGTTTTGGCAGACTCTAAAAACACAAGTGACGCTTGGGCAGCCTTGTCATTTGGATTACTCTCAAGAGAAGCATTTGCTGCTGAAATATACTTATCCAAAGAGGCAGATGCTATCTCTGGCTTTCCGGCTTGAACTGAAAGCATCACTTCAGAAGCAGCGTTGCTTAGTGTAGATCCAACTCTTGGAAGCTCTGCAAACATTCTGTTCATTGCCGAAAAGGACTGTGGGTCCAATACGGATGCCTGCATTGATAAACTTTTCAGCTTTTCAGGAGTCCATGCTTCAGGATTCTTAGAAAGCTCAAGAACATCGTTTTGATATTTTGTTTTTAGAGAACGCTCTGCTTGCGCTTGCTCAAATGTAAGCCTTCCCTGCCGCAATGCTTCTGCGGAGGCTGCTGTTGCCTGTCCAATTTGACCTATCCTAGCACGTTCAGCCTCAATCTGAAGCGGCTGCATTTTCTGCTGAAATGCCGCATTCTGTTGCTGAATCGCACTCTGTTCCTCCATCTGCTGGAGTTGCCGAATCCCCATCAAGCTCTGCAAGAAGTTCTGAGCAGGAGGCTGCGGAATATTAACTGTGTAGTCGTAAGGTCCAGCCATAAAGATTATGCAGGTGAATACCATCCTCCAGCACCACCTGGAGCTGTGGGCGCAAAATACTCAACAGGAGCACCTCCGTAAGCAGACTGAGCCGCTGCTTGGCTGCCATAAAATCCGCCAGTGCCAATCCCAGAAGTCATGGATGGCTTGTTAAGCTGTTGCATCAGCATGTAGTTTTGAACTCCACCGCCAATAGCATTGCTAACTCCACCAAGTCCCTGAGCAAACGCATTTGCGGCACCAATCTGACCACCAGCCATTGCAGCACCTTGACCAACCATCAAGTTGCCAATGTTTTGAGCAGCGTTCTGCTGTGCTGCTGCTGTGCCGGCAGCCGAAGCCTGACCAACACCGAGCAGGTTCTGAGCAGAACCAGATCCAAGGCTTGTAAGCCCAGCCAGCTTGCCGTACTGGGCCTCGATGAGCTGGTTTAACAGGTTTGGCCTAAACTGAGCCAAGGCGCCCTGTACGTTGCCACCTCGAAGTCCACCAGTGGCAGAGGCATTTTGCAAGATGCCTTGTTCGCCCTGTTTGGCAAGCTCCTGAAACAATGGTCCCTGCTCGATGCCTTGGATCGCTTGACGCTGCCGTTCTGCGCCAAGTTGAGCATAGCTCTGATCCTGAAGGATCGGCTGCATCAACGCTTCACGTTCCGCGTAAGCCTTAGACTCAATGTCTCGAATGCCAGCTTGAGTCTGATTTTGAAACTGAGCCAACAGACCAGCTTGAATGTCTTTTCTCGATACTCCTTTTGGCGTGGGAGCCTTTTTGTAATCTGCTGACTTTTGGAACGCCTTTAGCTCTACATCTCTCTGACGTTGGTAATTTGCAATGTTGGCCTTTGTAACATCAGCAATATTAGTAAACTGAGGAGACTGTTGAAGCTGATAGAGAGCACGTTGACGATCTGCTTCACCACCAAGACCAACCAAAGCCTGCATTCCTTGCAGTGCCCCAGGACCAGCCTGAATATACGGTTGCGTGAGTCCCGGTTGACCAGCTTGAATGTAAGGAGAAAGAAGCTCGCGAATGGCGTCAAACTGACGGCGCTGCTCATCAATGGCCTGTCCTTGTGCCTTGGCCTGTGTTGCGGCAGCTTGCTTTGAAGCCTTAGCTCCCTTGTTTGACCCATAAATTGAAGCTCCAGCACCTAAAAGTGCAGCTCCACCAGTTAAGATTCCACCAGTTGGATCAGGCATAAAATTCGGTTTTGTAATCGTTAAAGGTTTCTCCGTATAGCCTTAACACATCACCAGAAAGTTCAGTTGCCCTTTTGACTCCATGACATGCCTGAACTGCGATCATGCAAAGGTCATAGAAAGCCGCTCTCCAAGCAAATGACATTTCGTTAGCCTGTCCTGCACGCTCAACAGCATCACTTCCCTGCCACTTAAGAATACTCAGTGCCACTACTGGAAGCAGTGTTGTGGAGTTTGCAGCAAAGAAGGGATTCAGCGGCATCGCAACAAGCGTGTTCCAGATGCACTTGTTTAACTCCTCCCGAGAGACTTCGTCACCATCTGCGACATCGTCAAAGACCTGGGTCACCTGAAACATCATCAATAGCCACTCAATGGCAGAAGCAGGCAACTGGAAGTGTTCTTCCAGATGCTGCCTTAGTGATGTCAGACGTTCATCCACTAGGTGATCTCCCTCCCAGAAGCTGTAAACGTCAGTGCAGAAGCAGTCCCAGCCAGCGTCGAGATGAACCCACCAGCTTCAAGCACCTGACCAACCAGTTCAGGACACAGGTAAGTCTCGCCGGGCACAATCGAGCGAGTCTTCACTACCAAGTTGGAGTTCCCAGCAGAACCACCGGACACGATCAGATTGACGCTTAACGTCACGTTAGCTGTGTTGGTATTGGTCACAGTCGCCTTGTCGATAATGGTCTTGCAGTTGACAGCGGTGTACTGCGCAGTCTGAGAGTTCTCAAGCTGCTTAGGCGGGACGATGTTTTTGACTGTAACAGCCATAGTTAGGAAATGTTGTCGGTGACCGTAAGAATCACTGAAGGGATGCCAGGATGTGGTGCGCTGGCTGCCGAGGCCAATATCTGGCAAGAGGTGTCATCTGTGCTCCAAGTCAACTCGAAGTAATCTCCGGCGTTGAGTTGCAACACGAAATTCCACGCGGCAACTGTCTCTGCGTTGTTGCCTTGAATACGAATCTGCGTTGCAGAGTCTGGAATGTCAATTCCATTCACCCTAACCCAAATAAAGACAAGACCAACTCCACCCGATATTTTATCAAGTTGCGCAGAGAACTGAAAGTTATAGATGCCTTCAGTATCAATATACACCCGGCTGTTTGGTGTCCCGGTGTAGACACCAAAAGACAGGTCCGTTGCGTTAAACGTCATCGGATACGCCGTGTTGATAGCAGCAGCAGTCTGAGTAACTGTGCTGTGAAACACTCCGTAGCGTTTTCTGCGCACCTCGTTGATGACTGGCGGTAAAATATCAGTTTGCGCAACAATTTGTGTAGTTGGCGGGGCAATATCCGAAACAGTGCTGACTTCGACGCTTCGAGGAGCCAGCGCAAGCAACTCTACTGCGTCAGCCAATCTGGTGATAGCGGACAGTGCTTGAACGGCCTTAGAATCGGCATTCTGTGCGTTTACAGAGATCTCCTCAACTATAGCTGCGCTGTCATTGAGGCTGGACGGGATGAGAGCGAAAAGCTGCTCGAAAGCCCGGATTGCCCGTTGAGAGGGCAGGAACTCAGCCAGCTCATTACGAGTGATCTTGTATGGCCCCTCGATCATACCACAAGTGGTTCGACTCTAACCTCTAGTCGGGCCACAGAAAGCTGTGCATCACTGGTGCCCCGGAACTTCTGCGCCCTCCACTGCCTCATGCGCCCCTGCTGTAGCCAAGACAGTCTCTTGCCACGCACGCCGGTTATACCAGCCTTGCAGACTCGTTCCTGACTCCAGGTCACACCATCCTCTGTGTACGAAGTCCAGATACTTGGGTCAGTGCCAAAGATCGAGTTGCCGGTTAGCGAGACAAGCTCCAGCTCATGGAAGACCAAGCCCCGGCTTTCATTGTACAGGATGATCGTCGCAAACTCCCAGCCATTCAGGACACCCCAGTGAGAGGACAGCGAGTCAGACAAGTAGCCGAACGCAGTGCTTGCCGGGTCACCCACATTCCAGCGGTTATACACCCAAACGAGGTTCTTCGCACGATACTGACTGTTCCCAACAAGACTGGTTGCCAATGTGAACCAGACTGGAGCGCCGGCGCCAGTGGTCGCTGCCGCGTCAAACACGAGCGTCTGATTGGGTAGATGGATATACAGGTGTCTGTAGCCTTTGTCCACGCGAGCCTCGACAAGCACATTGGACAACTCTTCCTCTGTAAATTCGGTAAGCAGTTGGTCAATCTCTCTAGTTGCAATCCTTTCTGCATTACTGCCAGAGATGAGCCAAACAGAAGGAGCCTCGTTCCTGCCACCACCGATAAACGCGATGGATTCCATGAAGTTGCAACAGGCATGAGTGCCAACTGTGCCACGCTGGACCTGCGCTCCTTCTACACGCTGGAACGGGAAAAACTGGCCCCCTACGTTATCAAAAACTTCGATGGTGTGCCGGTTGAGCGCGTAAACCTCGTTACGAACCTTTAGGAGGGCCACTACGGGGTCAGGATCAGCTTCAGCAGAACCGTACTTGAGCGGATTGACCGAAAATGGATCGTTGAGTTCCGTCACAATCAGGAACTCTCCGTCGGTTGTCATGAAGTAGCCATCCACCCAGACGACATCGACGACTGTGCCAAGGTCAGGATCGGTGACCTGTTGGAGCCCGGTGCTGGGCC